AGAAATATCTATGGAAATTATAAATGATGCATATAAGCAAAAACTAAAAGATGGTTTTTAATATAAAAGAGCGATTTTATAGCGAAGTCGCTCTTTCGTTTAGAGAAATATGTATATGAATACCAATAAATTGATATAGGTATTTCTCATATCGAAGTGTCAGAGGTTATTGAACTGGTATTTTTCGAGTAGTAAATAAATTAAAAAGGAGTGATAGTTATAACAACCAGAACAAAGTTTAACGTAGATAAAGATATAAGTAAAAGAACTTACAATGAAATAACATTTGATTCCATATTAGAAATGAAATATTATCGTGATGTGCTTTGTCCATTAGTGAAGAGTGGCGATGTGGTTAAATATGAATTACAAAAACCATATGAGTTACAACCAAAGTTCATACATAATAATAAAATTATTCAGCCAATTAAATATGTGGCTGATTTTTTTATTATTTATAAAGATGGTCACGAAGAAGTTATTGATACAAAAGGTTGTCCAGATAGTGTTGCCATCTTAAAAAGAAAACTTTTTTGGTATCACTATCCCACTGTTGATTATAAGTGGATTTGTTATTCAAAAATTGATGGAGGATGGTGTGAATATGAATATGTTAAAAAGCAACGTGCAAAACGAAAGAGAAACAAAAACAAGTCCGTGGACTGAAAAAGATAAAATGAATTTGATTCAACTATATCCATACAAAACAAACAAAGAGCTTTGTGAAATCTTAGAAAAAACAGATGGTCAATTACGAGGAATGAAAAGTCATTTGGGATTAAATCAAAAATTCAAACCGTTAACATTAAAAGAAAAAGAAGAAATCGAAAAGTTTTATAAAAACAATCCAAATGAAATGAATTTAGAAGAATTTTCTAAAAAGTTAGGAAGACAAAAAACTTCTATATCTAGGTACGCAAGAAAAATAGGATTAACAAAATATAATAGAAAATTTTCAAAGCAATCAATAGAAAAGATGAAAAATAGTTTGTCTATTTATCGTGAAACAGATACATATAAAAATATTGTACTCAAAAGTCAAACATCTTTACTTAAATATTATGCTCAAAATGAACATCCAAGGGGAATGCTAAATAAGCATCATACCGACTATACAAAAAACAAAATGTCAAAATCACATATCGAACTATCAAAGAAAATGACATATGAAGAAAAACATAAAATTGCAATGAAAGCTGTTGAAACAAAAAGAAAAACTGGTGGTTTTCATACAACATCAAATGCGTATTCGCGATGTAAGGGTGGCTACAGAAATGATTTAAATCAATATTTTAGGAGTGCCTGGGAAGCAAATATAGCTAGATTGTTAAATCACTTTAATATAATATGGAAATACGAAATAAAAAGATTTAATTTTGATAAAGAAGTAAGCGGAGTCATTAGTTATCAACCCGATTTTTATTTGCCACAATATGATATATGGATAGAAGTAAAAGGTTGGATGGACGCTAAAAGTATAAAACGATTAGAATTATTTGAAAAATATTTTCCTTGTGAATACAAGAAATTGTTTTTAATAGATGAAAAGGTATACAACGACTTAAATAAAATATATGCATCATCAATTAAGAATTGGGAACATAAAGGAAAATATTTAAAAACAGGATACGATAAAGAAAATCCAAGAACAGAAATTGAGGTAATTACTCATGACTGATTTAGAAATATCGAATTATTTAGTACAACATTATTATAAAGTAAATTCGCAAAATTTTCTCATGGATGTATTAAATACAAGTCCACAAATTATAAACGAAAATTATAATTTTGAGACAAAAATAATGACTATTATAACACCAACTAATACATTTTCGTTTAAATGGAATTATTGATAAAAGGAGACAACAACAATGTTTGAAAAAATTAAAGAATATATTACATATAAAAGAAATAAGAAAATTGCTAAAAGAGAAGTTATGCAGATGCTCTCCTCTACCCTGCCTGTTATTAGAGAATTTACTGAACATAAAGCAGCTACACTTGATTTTATTAAAAATACTGTTTTAGCTGCAAAAAATATGGATAGTTCTGAGCTGGTAAATATGGTTATTGATACTTTTGCAGATAAATTTTCTGTAGATCATGAAAGATTCATTGAAGTTGGTTCTTATTTAATTGGTTTATCTCCAGAAGAAATGCAGAAAATTTTAGTACATTCAATGATTGAAACTATTCCAAAAAAATAAAACAAAATAGCACTATATCTCTATAGTGCTATTTTATCACTTCTACCCTTGTTATAAATAATTATTAATCATTTATAATGTAGAACCTTACTTATTATAAAATGTACTATCGATTTTAATGCCGTTCTGGTCAACTGTGCAATGAAAATCTTTAGTATTCTTGGAAAAGATACTATGTACCAGATAGTAAGCCAATCCAAGTATTACAATGTTCAGAATAAAATTGAGTATTAGTTCTACCATCTTTCACCTCCCTTCCGTGGTATAGATAACGGTTGGGAATAATAATGTGGAGAACCCACAGATGTATTTTCTTCCAAGAGCGTTACACTCACTTTCTCTTGTGTAAACAAGAATGTGAAATTAGCAGTTACACTACTTGACTAGTCTTGATTCATTAACGATTATATCATTTTAGAAGAGCGGTGTATATACAGAACATATATTCAAAATAATAGGAATAATTATGTCAAAAATAATTAAAAACATATCAGATTTGCAGACTATATTAGAGCCGTTTATAGAAAAAGCAATTGAAAATGCTTGTAATAGATTACTCGGAACTTTACAAGAGATAATCGATACTGAATTTTATGATGTATTCAATCCAGATTACTATATTCGCACATATCAGTTCTGGAAATCAGCTACAACAAAAATGTTAAACAAAACTTGTGGTCAAGTTTTTATGGATGTATCTGCTATGGACTACGGAGAATTTTGGTCAGGTGAAATTCAATTACAAGCCGCTAATATAGGCAGTCATGGTGGATGGATTACTGATTCAACAAGAGAACACAGATTTTGGGATTCATTTATCAAGTATTGCAATAATAATTGCGTACAAATTCTAAAAGAGGAATTGAGAAAACAAGGAATTCCTATAAAATAATTAATAAAATAATAATATACTCTACTCTCCTACTCTATCAGGAGAGATTTTTAATTTCAAGAATAGATTAGGAGGTAGAAATTTTAATGAACGAATTTTTAATACAGCTTCAGGCGATATTAGACAAAGAAACGTCCAAAGGCAATATCAATAAATCCATTGGACGGATTCAGAATCAGATCAATAAATTAAAGATACAGGCAGAAATTGATCCTAAATTAATAATTACTCTCAAAAAACAGTTAGAAAAAATAACAAACCAGAAAATAGACTTATCTAATATTAATATAGATACACCAAAAATTAATAAAGTAGGGAAACAGGCTGGAGAACAGGTTGGAAAACAACTGGGACAAGGCATATCAAATGGGCTAAAGGACAATACTAATATTTTAGAAAGTTTCAAAAAATCTTTAGAAAATATGAAAATGGGTTCTAAGGATATAGAAACCGTTGTAAATACCATTAATGAACTTGGAATAAGTATTAATTCTCTAAAACAGTCAAAAAATAATAAAGGTATCTTATCTGTAGAAGTTTCAGGTATTGATAAGGCAGGACAGGCTATCAAAGTAATTGAGTCATTTGAGAGGGAAAATGGAAAACTGCTTAAAAGTATCAGCTCTGTGTCAACTGCACATCAAAAACAATCCTCCGAAATTGACAAATATTATACAAATTATGCAAACAGATTATCCAGTTTGCAAACAAAATATGCAAAAGCCAGTATTGATTACAGCAGCTTTGAAAAAGATTTAGAAAAATTCAAAAATGGCGAAGTGACTATTAATGAACTGAGTAAATCTTTTAATACCCTTGAAAATGCTGCAAAAAGAGGAATCCAGAGTTTAAAAAGCCAAACCTCATCTTTTGACCCAATTACACAAGCTATAAACAATATGCGCGACTTGCCATCTATGCTGCAAAAATTAGAAGCTGGAATGAATGGGGTCAAGGATCAGACAAGCCTGGCAGATGTAGTAATTGAAGATTTATATAAAGATTATCAAAGCCTTAAAAATATAATGTCTAATAATGGCGGGAAAGTACCGCTTACAGAAGAATGGACATCTAAATACCAGAATTTAATGTCAACGGTTGCCTCAGCAACAAAACAAGTTGAAGCATTAAAAAAAGCAGAAGCATCCGACAATTCACAGACAACCAGGCAAGCAAATTATTATTCAGAAATATTATCAAATTACAGACAAATCTATTCATTAAAAAAAAAATTATTGGCTGCTGGAAAAGAAGAAAGCAAAGTCATTGAAAACCAAATTCGTTCTTTAAAAAACGCAAATACGGAAAATTACAAGCAGTTAAATAATCAAGGGTTATCTGATAAAAGCTGGCAGGATGAAGTAAAAACATTAAAGAAAAAGCTCGATTACGCTTACCAAATTTCTATTGCACGACAAAATGATAAAAATACAGCAAAAGAACAGTCCCAAATTACCAAAGAACAAATACAATCTGAAAAAGAACGTCTGGCTTTATTAGAAAGCCAAAAGCAGGCATTAGCAGTCCATGCAAAAGAAAAAGCAAAAACAACTGCCCAGCAGGAAGCCAACCAGCAAAAAGAAATCAATTCCATTCTATCCAGACAGCAGAATGCATACAAAGAAATTTGGAATATAAAAAAACAGACTGCAACATTAGACCCAAATCAAAATGAAAACCAATTGTCAGCGTTAAATGAAAAAAAGAAATTTTATCAAGAAATCTTTTTAGCTGCCCAGAAAGAGCTGCAGGCATATAATAATATTTCCATATCACAAGAACACTTAAATTCATTATCCGAAATAAGAAAAAGAACAGAATCTGAAATTGCTGTTGCTGTTGCAAAGCAAGCAGAATTAAAAGCAAATAAAATTCAATTTCAGATTGATACGGGCGGTTATGAATCAAAAGTACAATCATTGGTTTCGCGTACAATGCAATGGACTGATGGAAACGGTAATGCAAGGATCAGTACAGATGCATTGAGACAATCATTAGAAAGATTGAATGCTGCTTCTGCTGCATATGCAAATAACAAGACAGAAGAAACACAAAGAAGGCTGATTGAAGCAGACAAAGAACTGGATAGGCAGATAAAAACAGTTACAAATTCCATACGTAAAATGAATGCTGAACTAGCAAAGGATTCTGTTATTTCTACTCTGCATAATAAGATCCAATCGTTTTATGACAATAACAGTGCTGCACATGGACGTTGGGGTGCGCAGTTAAAAAAGATGCTGTCTGAAACTGCATCAGGCGCAAAACTGACAACTCAGAGGGTACGTGAGATCGAACAGTCATTCAATGGTGTGACAATAGCGGCGAGACAGGCTGGAAAAGTTGGAAAATCATGGCTTCAGAGTTTAAAAGAGTCTACCAAATATTTTGCTTATTTTGCAAGTCCGACGTTCATCACTATGAAAGCTATATCTGAAATCAAACAGGGTGTAAATGCTGTTAAAGAATTAGATACCGCATTAGTAGATTTAAAGAAAACTACCACTATGACATCCAGCCAGTTAGAACAGTTTTATTATGATTCTAATAATACGGCAAAACAAATGGGTGTTGCTACAAGTGAAATAATTGATCAGGCAAGCGCTTGGTCTAGGTTTAATAAAATAGACCCCCTATATGGTGACATGTAGGTAAACAGTTAGCTCAAATCGGTGAAACTCCAGAGATGGACAATACCGAGGGTAAGACTAAAATATTTATGAATAATATGGCAAATTTTTTAGAATGTATTTGTAAATATCATTTTTTTATTTTATAGAAAGGTAAGTGATAAATATATCGTGGAATTCAATTGATAAAACAGGTCATAAGTTTAATATGTTGACTACCATTGAAAGATTACCAAATTATAAAGGAAATAGCAAAACATACTATAAATGTTTATGTGATTGTGGTAATTTTCATTATGTTTCAAATGATAATTTAGGGAAAACATATTCGTGTGGTTGTGTAAACAAACAAGCAATATCACAAAGAAAAGATTATACTGGTGAAAAATTTAATAACTTGACAGTGACAAAAATGTTATATAATTATAAAAATAATCATACATATTGTGAATGTATTTGTGATTGTGGTAATACAACAATTGCATATATTGGCAATATTAAATCAGGAAAAACTAAATCATGTGGTTGTATTGAAACAAATTCAAGATTTGGTAGAAAAAATCATGAGAAAAATTTAGTTGGAAAGCAATTTGGACATTTAACAGTAATTAAATTAACAGATAAGAGATATTCAAATTGTAATGTTGGTTGGTTATGTGAATGTGATTGTGGAAATCAAATTATTGTACGTTCTGGAAACTTAATTAGCGGTAAAACACGCTCTTGTGGTTGTAACAAAACAAGTAAATATGAGGAATATGTAGAAAACATATTAGATGAACTAAATATTACATATAGTAGAGAATTCAGATTTAATGATTGTCGCAACCATTTTCCCCTACCATTTGATTTTTATATTGAATATAAGCATAAAAAGTATTGTATAGAATGTCAAGGTCAACAACACTACGAACCTGTAAAACATTTTGGTGGCAAAAATAGATTAGAAACCACACAATTAAATGATAAAATTAAAAAAGAATATTGCGAATCAAATAATATTACTTTGATATGTTTGCCATATACATTATCAAAGATTGAGATGAAAGAAATGATTATAAATATTTTAGATCCCGTAACGACCACAGTTGCATAAGTAATTATGTGACATATGCTAACCATCTTAATAAGATGAAGGTATGGTCTGGTCTGCAAATATAATCTAATATTGAAATTGCAGAGATAGGCAGAAATGACCTATCCCTTTTTATTAATATAAAAAGAGTAACAAAACGAGGATACTCAAGCTCAGAAGCTGCTACACAAATGGCTAAATACAGTTCTCATTTTAAAAGTATTTCTCCTGGAATGAATATTGATGAAGCAACAACTTCTCTTGTATCAATTATGAAAGCTTATGATATAGATGTCAATAATGTATTAGATGGCATTATGAGCAAAATTAATGACATTGGCAATAAATTTGGTACTTCTAATACTGAGATTGCAGAAGGATTGAAAAAATCTTCTGCTGCTATGGCTGCTGTAGGTAGTAGTCTTGAAGATAATATTGCTTTATTTACTGCTGGTCAAGAAATTGTACAAGATGCATCACAAGTCGGTAATGCTATCCGTAGTATTGCACTTCGCATTAGAGGATACGATGAAGAAACTGAGCAATTATCAGAGGATCTTGTTGATGTCACTGGTAAAGTTGCAAATTTAACAAAAGTTGCAAGTAATGGTGGGCGTGGAATTTCTTTGTTTACTGATACATCACAAACAGAATATAAAAGCCTAGTAACTTATCTTGGTGAAATTTCTGACATTTGGGATGAACTGGATCAAAAATCTCAAAATGAGTTACTTGATAAATTATTTGGCAAAAACAGGGCGCAAGTAGGCGCTGCTATTATTAAGAATTTTGATGCAGTTAGGAATTCTATTGAGGCAATGGGTAATAGTACTGGTAGTGCCGACAGGGAAATGAATGTAATAATGGATGGGCTTGATTATAAATTAAACCGTCTAAAAGAAACGGGAACTGGCATAGCACAAAATTTATTTCAACGTGATGAGATGAAATCTATTGTGGATAGATTAACTTCTTTCTTAGAAGTCATTGATTCACTTACTTCAAAAATTGGATTGTTAGGAACAATCGGTTTAGGAGCTGGCTTATTTGCTGGCATAAAAAACGTCGGTAGGGATAAAATGTATTCCCTTATTTGTTATTTGTTTTGAAAGTGCCGACTATAATATGTGTTCTTTGGGACACCAAAGTTTTCATATTATCGTCTATGCGACACATAGATGTAAATGCTCGATATGGTCTGAATAGACTTATGTACATAATTGCATAACTGGGAAGCAAGTAAAGTCTATACTACTCTCCTATTATGGTAACATAATAAGGTTCGTAAAAATGTATAGATTCTTGTGGTCAGCACGGAAGATTCTATTTTTTAGAATAACCGCCACGGTAATGAAATGGGCATAATATAATATTGCAATATATTATATTAAATAGACATTCGGTACTAAACTAAGCACGATGGTTGAATTATGAGTAGAAATCTATCTTCTACTTTCGTGTATGTGGGCTTACGTTATCTAAGTTGATAGAGCGATAACATATATGAACAATTGAAATAAGGCTACCGCAATCCCACTGGCTTTAGACGGTGGGTCAAGGTAGCCAAAAGTAACGGTTTATGATATACTTATGACATGGGAACATGGAAAGCAAAAAACAGACGCAAACACTTTTGGAAGGGACGCACTTTCTGGACAGGCGGATATTTTGCATGTAGTGTGGGGGATGTTTCAGGAGAAATGCTGCGTAAATATATAGAAAACCAAGGATAGGAAGGCGGTGGCAGAAAATGTTAAAAGCATACAAATATAGGATATATCCAAATAATGAGCAAAAAATACAGATTGCAAAAACATTTGGCTGCTGCCGTTTTGTTTATAACCAGACACTTGCATACAGAAAAGAAAAATACGGGAATAGTAAAGAATCCGTTACTAAAACAGGCTGTAATAATTACTGCAACAGGGAATTAAAGAAAAAGTATGAATGGCTGAAAGAAGCGGACAAATTTGCTCTGACAAATGCCATTTACAATATGGATGCGGCATACCAGAAATTTTTTAAAGGACATGCAGGATATCCAAAGTTCAAAAGCAAACATGATAACTATAAATCCTATACGACAAATTTTACAAATGGAAATATAGCAGCAGATTTTGGGCATGGGAAAATAAAACTTCCAAAATTAAAGACAGTAAAAGCAAAACTGCACAGGAAATTTACAGGAAAAATAAAATCAGCCACAATATCCCAAGTACCAAGTGGAAAATATTATGTGTCAGTGCTAGTGGAAACAAACCAACCGCAGATGCAGCATACAGATAAAAATATAGGTTTGGATTTGGGAATCAAAGATTTATGCATCACATCAGATGGAGAAAAGTACGAAAACCCAAAGACAATAAAAAGATATGGGAAAAAACTGGCAAAGCTGCAAAGACAGTTATCCCACAAAGAAAAAGGAAGTAAAAATTATTATAAACAGAGAAGAAAGATAGCATTGTGCCACGAGAAGGTTACAAATACCAGAAAAAATAACCTGCATAAGATTTCTTATAAAATTATCAGCGAAAACCAAGTGATAGTTTCAGAAAACTTACAGATCAAGAATATGGTAAAGAACCATCATCTAGCAAAATCTATTACAGATGCATCATGGTATGAGCTGACAAGACAGTTAGAGTACAAGGCAAAATGGAATGACAGGAAGTATATAAAAATAGATACATTTTATGCCAGCAGCCAGTTGTGTTCTGGTTGTGGGTATCAAAATGTCGATACAAAAAATTTATTCGTAAGGGAATGGATATGCCCAATTTGTGGTGCAAAACATGACAGGGATGTTAATGCTGCAAAAAATATTTTAGCAGAAGGACTAAGACAAATAGCATAATATAAATAAGGAAATATTTAAAATTCAGTTTTATTAATTTTTATTACAACAATTACTTCATTGTTTATCACAATAACAGGATTTATAGGACCTTATTGATAAGGCACTTTATAGATAATTATACTAGGTATGAGAATATTGTTATGCCAATATGTATTATTTTTATTGCATATATTGCATGCTATAAATTTGTTTAGATATATGTTTAAAATGAAATATGAAAGCCTGATACAATTAGAACCAACATATCTGGTTGAAAAGATAAATACAAGCGTGAATACGTTTTATCAACTGTATTCAGGTTCGGTTGTTAGCTGTTATATGCTGTTATGAAATATCCGGCAGTTATTATATAAATAACTGGGATGTAACAGAAGACTGTTTATTATCCCAGTTTTATGAGGATGGAATAAGCGGAACAGATGCATTAGAAAAAGAATTAAAAAAGTATATAAAAGATTTTTCAGTTTTAAAACCGGAATGGTATTGTGAGAATCCGTTGTAAAATCTATAAAATAATTGTTATATTTGTTTGATGTTTGCTGGCTGGATGTTATAAAGGCAACAGCGCCAGGCAGCAGTTTTTGTGAAAAATAACCAAAAAAGCTTTATTTATGTGTAATATTATGGTAATATAACATTAATAACCAGCTATGATATATTATTTTTATAATACATAAATTTCTAAAAAATAAATATTTAAGGAGGAGTGTATATGGGTTTAGAAAAGGTTTTGCCATATGAAAGGACAGGTAATAGTGAAAGTGATGTTACATTAGTGTTTTTACATGGCTCAACGATGTCAAAGGGAGGACTGCTTCCTGTTGCAAATGCATTTGTAGATTACAACTGTATTGTGTTTGACCTCACAGCTCATGGGGAAGCTGGTGGGGAAGAGCCTAGTGATATAAGTGGTTTTGCAGAAGATGTGGAGTATTGTATAAACCAGTTAAGAGAGCAGGGTGTAGTTAAAGGAAAGGTTATACTGTCTGGCTATTCAATGGGCGGGGCAATTACATGTGAAGTTGCCATACGTGGCAAGATAGACCTTAGTGGTATTGTTTTGTTAAGCAGTGGTGCTGATTTGAATAGTTACACACCGTTAGTAGACGGGCTTAAACCAACACCGGCAGAAGATTTTAGGACAGAGACAATTATTGATGCTTTGTTCGGGACAGATACATCTGAAGAAGACAAAGAACGTATGAGGGAACTGTTTTTGTCTACAAAGTCAGCAGATGTAACAGGTTATGCAGATTTAATGGTGTCAAATGCTTATAATAACCTTGAAGCATGTAAAAACATTAAGATTCCTGCACTTATGGTTCATGGAAGCGATGATATAATTGTTGAGCCTATGGCTGCTGTTGAAACATGGAAAGCTATTGAAGGCAGCCAGCTTCTTATGATTCCGCTTAAAGGACATGGTGTAATTTTTGAAGATACAGAATATATAAAAGATAAAATTGTTTCATTTATAAAAGTGTGTTCCTGAATTATACCCAGTATAAATCAGGCAGGCGGATAAAATATAAGGCAGGCCAGCCGCATTTGGCATGTATTACCAGCCATTATTGCAGCTGGCTTTCAGGGTTATGGTTTTAACTGGAGGGAAATGCCTGTACAAAAGTTTTATATGTTAAGGAGAGAATAAAACATGCAGACACAATCAGAAAATAGTGAGGAAAAGCTTATAAATAATATTTTATTTATTTATATTTTAGGCGTAGCAATATCTGGTTTTAGTTTTGTTATGCTGTTTTTAAATGGTGGCACCAGGGAATGTATTTTTCTCTTGTCTGGCTTATCAGCCATTATCACAAAAATATTTGAAAAACCATTAGGGACAAATGCAAAGTATGTATATGCATGTATTCCGCCTGTTATTGGTGCAATTACATGTGCCGTATGTAATACTGATACAAGCGGAAGTTATGTCTGTATTACACATTATTATTTTGTGGCAACATTACTGTTAGTCCCGTATTATTCACAAAAAGTTTTAAGGGTTAGTGTTGCTGTAACAATTATAGTTAATGCAGGCATGATGGTTTTATTCCCAGCAGGTTTTTTAAAACTACATTATCCTATTGGCTGGATTTTTACGGGTATTGTATATATTATTCTTTTTGCTGCATGCGTCTTTATTGTATACCGTGCTATGGAATTATTTAAGACTGTTGAGGAACAAGGCAAGGAATCAGAAGATATTTTACATAATGTGCAGGCAGCATTTGACAGCCTGGAAGAGTCTTCAGGGACAATATATAATTCTTTACAGGAGTTTGAAGGCAATACAGAAGAAATCGCTGCTTCTACGCAACAGATTAATGAGAGTGCTGATGCACAGATTGGTGAGGTAGAGAACAGCCTTACAGTTTTTAATGAATTAAATGATAAGATTTTACAGTCTGAAGAAAGGGTAAACCAGACTGTAGAAACAATAAATAAGCTGAAAAACAAAAATGATGAGGGTCTTTTAGTAATACGCGGGTTATCAGAGAAGTTTGAAGAAAACATCCAGACAACGCAGGTTGCGGCTGATGGTGTTGATGAACTGTCACGTAAATCAAGTTCAATTGGCGGCATAATTGAAAGTATACGTGAAATTGCCCAGCAGACAAACCTTCTTGCACTAAATGCCGCTATAGAGGCAGCAAGGGCAGGGGAAGCTGGAAAAGGGTTTGCAGTTGTAGCAGATGAGATTAACTCTTTGTCTATGGAGTCTTCAAATGCCACCAGTAAAATAGATGCTATATTAAAAGATATTATTGAGACAGTAGATTCTACCCATAAAGTTATGGAACAGAACAATGAAGTTGTAAATGTTTCCAGTATAAGGCTTGAAGATACAGTTAAGATTTTTAAAGCAATGTTAAAATCCTCAGAAGAGGTTATTGGTATTACAGGGGTGTTAAAAACTGAACTGGAAGATATAGTTGTTATAAAAGAACAGCTTTTAGGCGTTATGAAGCGTGTGGATGACAGTTCAAAGAACTTTATGGCTACTACAGAGGGGATTAGTGCATCTACAGAAGAACAGGTTGCAGGCCTTGCTAATATAGTTAAGACTATGAAAGATATGCAGACAGGCATGGAAAAGCTTTATGGTGTACTGCATAATGGAAAAGAAAATAAAGAGCAGCCATCTGCTTAATAATGTCCAGTATGGTAAAGTACCATAGCAATGTTAGTTGTGCTGTGGTGCTTTTTTGGTTTAGCGGCAGGCTTGTATCTTTAAAACTTGTGTAACTGGAAGTAATTTAATATTGTTTTTAAGAATAAATTTATATATACTTTAGCGTGTTGCATCTCTGAATATACAGACAAAGGGGGAAATGCCATGCGTGGAATAAATACACAGACTAGAAAAATCAGGAAGAAAGTTTTTGAGGAAGTTGCACGTGCTGCTTATAGTGGCGGGGACAATGCCAGCATAAGCCACGAATTAGAAGAAATACCATATAAAATAACACCTTCTGATGTGCCTGTCTACCGTGAAAGCATATGGCGCGAAAGGGCTATTGCCGCTGAGAGGGTACGCCTTGCATTAGGGCTTTCATTAAGGCCTCTTGACAGGCCGGTCCATACTACAGAAGGTTTTGAATACAGCAATATTTCAGAAAAATATTATGAACCTCCTCTTATGC